TATGGGCATTTAATTCCATCTGATAAAAGAAATATTCTTAAAAAACCCCGGTATAATTTTCTTAATATTAGCTATTCAAACTATTTAAAAGACTATAATGATTTTTTTGGAGAAGTTGAAACAGGGGTACATGATGCTACAGAATTAATAGAAAGTTGTATTACTAACAAAAGTTATATATTATCTATGTATAATATTAGTATTTTAGAAAAATTGAATGAACAGTTAATATCTGAAAAATTGCAAAAGTATATTGTCTCTAAAAGAGATATAGTAGAAAATAAGGTAATCAAAAGTTTATTTATTGAGAAAGATACTGAAACTTTAGAAAAGGTATTTACTCTTAAAGTACCAAATCAAATAGACTTAAACTATGCGATAGATGAAGTATTATCAATTAATATTAGACATAATAATTCAAGTGATAAAGTTGATAGTACTAATAAATTATTTTTATTAACTCAATACCAAAAAGAAATGGACTTTTATTTACAATTTTATTATACAATAATAGAACTTGATTTGGAATTTTTTTTTAAATTTTGGTTAGATAGATTTTTAAGTTCAGAAATACTTGGTTTTTATACTAAAAATAATTTAAAAGTAATTAATGCTTTACGTTGGGCTACTACAATAAGGGAAAGTATTAAGGAATAATTTAGGTTTATTAAATAAAAGTATTTAATAAAATATCGTAAATGAAAGAATATAATAATATCCATTGTGTTACACAGCCAGAAAAAATTAAAACTAGACTTTTTAAACATCAGTTAACCAGTATTTATAATATGGAAAGATTAGAACACGATAAAATGATATATACAGATGATTATATTAAAGAAATTAATTTAGGTATTAATGCAGATATATCTGGTTACGGCAAAACATATTCCATGATTGGTTTAGTATCAAGGGATAAAATGGAGTGGGATATGAAAATACCTTTTGTGAATGAAACGGTTACTGTAGAATCAAATGGACTGGTTAAAATAAGAAAAATAGAAAGATTCAATAAGTTACCTTGTACTTTAATATTAGTATCATCTTCTATAATTAATCAATGGCAAAATGAACTGGAAAATACAACTTTATCTTTTACCAGTATTAAAACAAAAAAAGATATAGAAAATGTAATAATAGAAAACCACGATATTGTTTTAGTTATTCCATCAATGTATAATAATTTAGTTAAATCATATAGTAAATATGTATGGAAAAGATTTATATTTGACGAACCTGGACACTTAAGGGTTTCAGGAATGAAGGATATTAAAGCAGGATTCTTTTGGTTTATTACTTCTAATCCTAATTCTATTATTCCCTATCATCAAAGTTGTAGAGGAAGTATGATGTTTAAAATCATTACAAATAATAATTCAAACACATTTGAAGAACAATTTAAGGATGTAATAATTAAAAATGATGAAGATTTTATTAAATCTTCATTTTTAATGCCCAAAACTAATTATAAAGACTATTATTGTTTTCAACCAATTTTTAATGTAATTAACGGAATGGTTAACCCTGTAATACAAAAAATGATCGATACAGGTAATATAGAAGGTGCTATATCTTCATTAGGAGGTTCTAAAACAAGAAATATAGTAGAATTGGTTAAACGAAAGAAATGGGAAGAAATAGAAGTTGTAAAATCACATATTAATATTCATACAATTAAAAATAATACTAAAAGAATAGAACATTATAATAGTTTACTAAAAAATCTCGAACATGATCTAACTATTATTGATGAAAGATTTAGTAATATAATGTCTAATCAAAATTGCCATATATGTATGAATAATATGAGTAAAGTTATTATGGAACCAAACTGCCAAAATTTATTTTGCGGAGAGTGTTTGTTGAAATGGTTATTAAAAAATAATACATGTCCTTTGTGTAGATGTGAAATAGTTTTATCTGATCTTATCTACATAGAAAACGATAAAGAACCAAAATACAATACTAATAACGTTGTAAATAACCCAATTTTAATGAAGACAGATCAAATCATAAAAATAATAGAATCTAAAAAAGATGGTAAATTTTTAGTATTTTCTGATTTTGAAGGTAGTTTCAAACCAATATGTAAAAATTTAGAAAAAAATAATATCAAATTTATTATACTAAAAGGGGATCCAACAAATCGATCAAAAATTATTGATGAATACAAAAATGGTGAAGTTAATGTTATATTTTTAAACTCAACAATTGATAGTGCAGGTATAAATCTACAAGAAACTACAGACATAATATTATACCATGAAATGAATTCTATAAATAAAAACCAAATTGTAGCAAGGGCTGAAAGAATAGGAAGAACAGAAGAACTTACTATTCATCAATTATTAGTTCATATTTAAGAAATAATTATATAGATATATAATGGTTAAAGTAGAAACATTTTATTGTCCAAATAATTGTTGTCAAATCAAAATTAAACCATATATTGATAATATCTCAATATATAAAAAATATTACCCCAATAATAAATCAGGAATATTTATATACGATCCAAAGAATAAGAAAATTTTATTAGTACAATCTAATGGTAATTTATGGGGAATACCAAAAGGTACATTAAAAAGAGGTGAAACACCAATTTGTTGTGCTTTAAGGGAAGTATATGAAGAAACAGGATTAGTAATAGACTCAAATGACATGTCTAAAACAATTATTATAAAAAATAATTGTAAATATTTTTATATAGAAAAATCTTTCTGCGATGTTTTTGTACAAAATAATCCAAATAATAATGACGCAAATGGTATAACTTGGATTAAAATCGATTGTTTAAAGAATTGTCTAACAAATGGTAATATAGACATTAATAGTCATACCAGAATAGTAATTAAACAATTTTTAGATATAGATTTACCTAAATCTAAGTTTATTACTATACGTAATTAGAATATATAATTATCACTGAATAATTATATATTGTTATTTACAATAGAAGATATACTGGTATTTAGGTTACAAACTGTTTACTAATAAATATTGCTTACAAACCTAATTATTATTAGTTAACAAATAACTTAGTTTTATTTACATAAACATAAATTAACACTTAGAATTAATGTTATAATTATAGAGAAAATAGTAGTTATAATAGACATTATATACCCTATTTTAATATACTTAGAAGATATTCCACAAGCTTTTATTAATTCAGTATCATTGTTATATTTACTTAGTAATTTATTAACCTTTCTAAATGTAATAAACATCCAAAAAGAAATTATCAGGAATAGTATACTTAAAAATAATGATAATAGACTTTGTATATTCATTTATTCTTACTTAATAACTTATTTTATTAACATAATTTTCACAATATTTTATACTATTTTTTTCAACATTAGGATCTGTTTTAGTAGTTAGTGGATTTGGTTTAATCTGTGATTTTGGATTTTTATACCCTAAAAATAGTACTACACCATTTTTTGGAGGATAACCTTTAAAATCCATTTCTAAAGTTATTACATAAGTATTTGTAGAAGAAAAATAATTAGGTATAGAGGAATATCTATTAACTACTCCGGGAACAATTATTTTATCATATAATGTAGAATCTGAATCTCTAATTTCACAAAAAACAGAATATTGATTCTCTTTGAAGAATTCCAAGAGGTAAATATCTGGGTTTACATAAATCATTGGTGATTGGGTATTACTGTTACCATAAATTACAGAGTCCCATCTATTAATTTGATAAGTTGTCATCTTTTATTCTTAACGAGAGAAATTCAATTATTCTATAAAAATTTAAAGATAATAGTAAAAACAATAAAATGTCATTAAAAGGATATGTTGAAGAACTAAATCATATTAAGGCGGAAATTAATCATAATAATGCTTCTAATAAAAAACTTCGTTCACGTGCAAAAGATTTAGAACAAACTATTAAAGATTATCTAAAAGAAAAAAACCAAAATGGTTTAAAATATAATGGACAAGCTATTTTAGTTGAAAATATAGAAAAAAGACCTAATAAAAGTAAAAAAGAAAAATACGAATCAAGTATTAGTTTTTTATCTTCTATTGGTGTTTCTAATCCAGAAGAAGCTTATAAAAAATTAGAAGATCTTAAAAAAGGAGAAGCTATTGAAAAAACAACATTAAAATTCAAAAAAATATAATAATTAAACAACATCAGAAATAGCAAATATTATAGTAGCTATAATAGCAAATAATATTCCAATATATTGAATATTACTTAAACTTTCTTTATATATTAGTATTCCAACTATAGAAACCAAAATAATGTTTAATACTTGCCATAAAGCATTTATAATAGTCATATTAGAATGGGTATAAAGGATGTATGCAAACAAACAACCCACCGATAAATACCCAATTATACCTAAAATTAAGAAAGTATTATCTTTAATTACACTCCAATACTTTAAGGAACTAACAGATAATAATTCTAATATTACAAGTATGGTAATAAGAATAATTGATTTTAAATCCATTTATAATATATTAAAGATTTGTTTATTATTTCAAAAATGACAACTTTTGATATTGATATAGAAATAGACAAATTAGTAGATAAATTTGCAGAGGATTTAAAAACTAAACTTAAAAAAGCTACAATTAAAAGCGAAAAACAAAGCCTACAACAGTATATTACATCCCAAAAACCAAGAAAATTATTACAAAAAAATAAAACAAAAAACAACTTAAAACAACTTAAAAATACACCTCCAAGAAGAGAACAAGAATATAAATATAATTCTGGTTCTGAATCTGATTCGGATTGTAGTAATTAAATAAAATTGATTTGGTCTAAAAAGATTATTATTCATAATAAATAATGAGCACAGCCAAAAGAAAAATTATTCTAAAAAAATTATCAGCATTTAATACTGTATGGCACCCTGATTCTGGATTAGTATTTAAGTCACAAAAGGAAAGATTAGTAATCGGTAGTTATGTAGATAATAATATTGTTGATTTGGACGAAAATTCACTTGCTCTTTGCGAAGAATGGAACTTTAAACCTGATGAATCTCTTTTTGTAAATGAGGAGGAGGGTGAAGAACAACAGGAAGAAGCTTCAGAAAGTGCTGGTGAAGAACAACAGGAAGAAGCTTCAGAAAGTGCTGGTGAAGAAAAAGAAAAAGATCAAGAAGAAGCTTCAGAAAGTGCTGGTGAAGAACAACAGGAAGAAGCTTCAGAAAGTGCTGGTGAAGAACAAGAGGAAGAAGCTTCAGAAAGTGCTGGTGAAAAAGAACAATCTATTCATAAAGAGAATGTAATAGAAAGTAATATATCTGAAGTTTGTTCAAAAGAAAGAAGTAATATTCAACCACATTTAATTAAATTCCATAAAGATGTTGACATATTAAGTAAAGATCTTGCTTCAACACTAACACCTCTTTTTGTTGATTTACAAACTAAAATTATGCAATTAGAAAAAGACTTAAAACAAAAAACACGAGATAATGAAGAACTACAATCTAAATACAATGCTATGGATCAAAAGTTCAAAACTATGAAGTCTCTTTTTAGTTAAAATTATATTATTTTATTTATGTATAATAAATAAAATGAAACGTAATAATTATTCAAGATTACATCAAACTTATACTGATAGTAAGAAATATGACTATTATCAAACAATTAAAACTCAATCAAATTGTCCAGAACAATCATTAGAAAAATATAAAGAAACTTTTGGAGCCTTTTCTATTTCTGCTGCTGTAAGACAACCTTGGGGTGGATGTTGTGGTAATTGCAATTGTAATTGTAATTGTAATAAAAAACAAACTGCTATCGGTATCAATTAAATTAGAGCTTAAAAGTAAAATATTTATAATTAAATGGAAGTTTTTGTATTATTATATATTAATACTGAAAATCCAGAATACTCTGAAGTATTAGGATTATTTAATAAAAAAGACGATGCTATTACAGAACTACTCGAAAGAGCTAATTATCGGGAAAAAGATGGTAAATTAACACAATATTTACAACCAACAGATGAATATGAATCATTTGAATTTCTTAAAAATAAAGTTGAAACAGAAATGATTTTAAAAGACGAGGATATATATAAGATTCAAATATTACCATTACCATTATTATAATTATATGCTAATTTGTATATAATTATCAAACTATTATCAAACTATTATTTAATGCATAAAGCCAGGTGCTAATGCATAATTTTTACATCAGAAACAGCTGATACAGCAGCTAATTCTGCCTGTGAAGGACCTCCGAATTCATCAATATCACCACCTGCCATACCCATGGTAAGTTGACCTTGCATTGCATTAAGACGAAGTCTATTGTGATCCATTGCGGTTACACCTCCAGGGGCAATAACTTGCATTGCTCCTAATGCAGTATCAACACCTGGTTTAAGAGATGTTTGGAACCAACCACAATTACTATTGTTTTGGGGTATGCAAACATCACCTCTAATAGGACAACCAAGACCTGTATTTCTAGATTTAGATTGACTTAATACTAGATTATTATAAGGAACAATATTTCCATCTTGTTCACCTTCAGAAGAAGTCTCTAACATTTTTTCAGCACCAGCCTCACCCATTGTTGGTAAAGGCATAGGTAAACTATTAGCACTCTCAGTATTTGCATCCATTGCTGATTTAGATTCTAAATTATTAATTTGTTCGCTATAACTTGGAACAGCATAATCAGCTTCTGGAGGTACAGGGGAAACTGCGAAATTTGAGGATGGAACAGAACATCCGGTTTCACCACTGTAGTTTTCCTGAACCATATGATGATAATTTTCCTGTTGTGGATAAGAGGTTTTTTCAGCAGCAGGCATATTATATCTAATCCTTGAACCTAGACCAAAGCTTTCAACAGATCCTCTTGGGGAAAGATTTGCTTGGAAATTAGGAGGAACTTGGAAACCAAAATTTTCGGTACTAGGTCCTGAGACAGATGCTAAACCATCTGTATGTTGTGATAATGACATACTAGCCCTCTGAGCAGTGGCTGGATGCATAGCAACTGTACTTGTACGTAATGCACCGGGGTTTGACATTTTATTACGATCTCCAGGGTGTGATTTAAGACCTCCCTGATGACCAAAACCATAATTCTCAACTGATAGAGTATTTTTCTTTTCGAAATTGCAAATTGCTAAAACAGCTACTATAATAGCAGTTAATGTACAAATGAATTTTCCATCAAACATATTTTATTATCTGTCAAGAGAAAAGAAAAAATATATTTTTTTCACAATAAATTATAATTCCAATAATATATTTCTATAAATAACTTTATATTTTTCCATTTCATAACAATCAGACTCTACATCAAAATGAGTTAAATTTTTTTGGTATAAATTACCTGAAACCAATCTCATTGTATTAATATTAGCATTATTAAGTAGAATTGTAATAGATTTTTCATTTAACAATTCAGAAAACATATCATAATAATAGTTTTTGTCTTTTTCACTTAATTTATATGTACTATTATTCGACAAAATACTACTAATAATATCCTTATAGTCTGTTAAGTCATTAATTTTATATTCTTTATATTTTTTAAGATATTTTAATACACTATTTGGGTCTAAAAATATTTCTTTTGTATATGATTCAACTATTACACTTTTGTTTAAAGTATAATCTACTCTTTTTTTCTTATGGTCATCAATTACTTTTTGATATATTTTCTTAATATATTTTAAGGTATTAATGACTATTTTTTCATATTTATTACTTATTAGTCCTTCTCTACCCAAAAAATTTAACATATCTTCTCTTACAGATAATAAATTATGTTCTAAACTTTGAACAGCATAGTAATTTAATAATAAATTTTCAGATATTGGAAGACTACAATGTTTTAACCTGGAAAAAACATTTAAATAACTATTTAATCTTAACTCAGTAGTATCAGATAATATATATTCAAATATCTGTCTCGCATTCGATTTATCCATAAGATTAATAGTTTCTCCGGTGGCATTTCCAAAAGAACTTGCTATTAATTCATATTCTTTATTCATTTTCTTATAAATATACCTAATTAAATCCATAGGAGTAAGATCATTTAATTCATATTTATTATCTGAAATTAAACAAGAATATTTTCCTGCTTTTTTCATAAATTCTTTTATATCTAATGCTCTTGTAAATCTATCTCTTCTATATTTATTACCAGTTAAAAAATTTGCCAAGTACATTAAATTAGAGAAATCTTTTTTGTCTAACATTTTTACATTTAAAATTTGCTCAATACTTTTTATCAATATCGTAATTATATCTTGTATTGGGTTAAATTGAAACATATTTATAAACCCATGGTGTTCCTGATCAACAATAACAGATGATTTACCATAATCGATAATTACCGGGATTATATTAGTTTTAACACGGTACACCTTTTTCTCTAAAGTATAGTCTACTCTAATTGGTTCGTCTATTTTTTGCAGAATTATATTCCATGGTGTTACATCATAATGAACCAATGCACATTTATTTTGAGCAACTTCTAAAGCCAAACAAAGTTGAATCAAAATCAAGAAATATTCATCCATTTTAAAATTATCACCCTTAATATAATCATATAAAGTCTCACCGGCTATATATTCAACTACAATATTTCCTTGATATTCTCCAAATGTATATGCAAAATTAGGTATTAATTTAGTTAACTCATTAATAGCTTTAATACCTACATAAGTTTCATGATATTGTTCTAATATTTTTTGTTCATCACTTGAGGCTTTAACAACAAAATTAAATCCTGCTAAATTCCATTTTGTCACTGCACTTAATTTATTACTTACTAAATATGTTTCGTCTTTTACAGCAATATCAGATAAATCATATTCAGATGTTTCAATCATATTGAATATCCATTTCATAGCTTGTAAAACGCTATTATTTCTGGAAACAGAAGGCAAACCAACTATATCTTTTACTGTTCTATCTGTTTTAGGATACTCGTAGTTTTTAACTATCTCTCTTTCTTTAGTAATTTGAGAATATAATATATCCGTGTTATTATATACGTAAATACCCATTTCATCTTTCATATCAACCAGAATTTTTTGCATATAATCAAGGATACCATCTTTTTGAAGATATGTATCAAAAAACAATTGTGCATTTTTTACTATCTCTTGACATTTTTCATCGTTATTACGACACCATTTAATTTGATCTATAATATTAGATAAATCAGATTTAATAGGTACATAATGTTTATACGGAACTAATAATTCCTTGTACCACATTTTCCATTCAGAATCAACCATTAAAATAACACAACCCATATTTAACTCTAAAGATAAACGGAAAGCTGAAACATGTCCATCAACATTTACTATATATTTATAATTAGATTGTTCTACCGGGGATAAAAAATTAACTTTATCAAATGGTAATTCTCCAATCTCAATAGTTTTTAGATATTTTTCTCCCTTTATTTTTCTGGGTCTTAAATTCCATTTTGTGATACCAGCATCTAAATAAGCAACTCCCATGTTATCACGAGGAGTAGTTGCTGAAATATAAGCTAACTTTAACCTAGGATTTGTTTCTATTGTAACACCACAACCTGTACTACCACCCCTAAATACAGCAGTTGCTATTTTAGTACTCCAGTTTTTATTAAATGGAATATCATAATCAACACATGCTTTAGGAAAAAATATATTTAATGGTGCTTGAACTCGAGCCCAATCTTCATATGTAGGCATTGCGATATCAGCATATTGATCACTTGTTGCCATAGAAAGAATAGGAACATAATTAGGATAATTATGTGATAATAATGGTTTATTATCACTATCCCAAATATTATTATATGGTTCAGTACCATCCCTCTTTAATACAGGAAAATCTCTTCTATTAATAAAAAATTCTATATCAGGTATTTGTCTTTCTTTACACAGATTTTCTAACATATTTTTAATAGTACCTATATTTGTGTCTCCCTCAGAGGGATAATAATATTTACCCACCTTAGTCATATCGTACCGAACTAAACAATTATTACTGTACCATTGTTCTTTATCTGGTATTACAGATCTTTTATTAAATGGGAATGGGAAGTCCTGTAAATTATGAATATATTCCAAAAATGAATAAAGATTATCAAATTTAGGGTCTATATTAATTTGTTTACTCCATTCATTTGTGAAACATGGTTTTGAAAAAGGTAAAAATACTACCAGTTTATTGTCAGCAATTTTAACGAATATACCTTTCTTAAACTTATTAAATAAGTATCTAAATGTATTAATGACTGCAGTAGCACCAACATTCTTATATTTTTCCCAATCCTTAAATATTTGTTCTTTAAAAATGTTATCATGTAAACTTATTTCCTCAGAACATAAATTATAGTTTGTTGCATCTCGGTATTGGTTAAATTGTTCCTCATCACCAACAGTAAAATGTTTTTGTGTAAAATTATCATATCGAGGATTTGTTTGAATTACATCTTCCTTTTTTGCATTTAAACACCTTTCTTTTGCATCATCTCCTTCATAAAAATCTGGTATATTCTGAAATTTTGATGTTGTGGTCATTTTATATCAAGTTCATATTTTATATAAATTTAATTTAAATTTAAATCAAAATTATTTATAAATAAATACTTATTATCAATGTTTGAAAATGTTGAATTGAAAGAAATTTTATGGCATTTAGATATATACCATAATACTACATCTACTAAAGTTAAAAATGTAACATATTCTTTTATTGCAAAAAAACTAAAAGAACATTTTATAGGCATACCTGAAATAAAAATTAAAGAATTTATAGATGCTTCTAAAGACCTAACCGAAGAATCAAACGAAGAATCAAACGAAGAATCAAACGAAGAATCAAACGAAGAATCAAACGAAGAATCAAACGAAGAATCAAACGAAGAATCAAACGACGAATCATCATTTTTCCCAAGAACTTCTTCTTATTCAATACCACATGCACAAATAAATAATAGTCATCCTAAAGTTCCTAGTTTGAATTTAAAAAATAATGTAAAAACTGTTGATGATTTCAGGAGGGATATATATAACAGATCAAGTACTGAAAGATCATTTGATGATTTCAGGAGGGATATATATAACAGATCAAGTACTGAAAGATCATTTGATGATTTCAGAAGAGATATATATAACAGACCAAGTACTGAAAGATCATTTGATGATTTCAAGAATGATATATATAACAGACCAAGTACTGAAAGAACAATTGATGATATTAGAAGAGATATATATAACAGACCAAGTATTAAAAGATCATTTGATGATTTCAGAAAGGATATACAACCATTATATCCAATAAAACATTACAGGAGTTCATACTTAGATTCTACTGTATCATATAATAAATACAATAAAGAAAATAACTACGATAATCTGAGCTATTCTGAAGAAAAAATAGTAGCTCCAAAATGGTTAAGTAAAGACGAAATATTACAATTTGATGAATTAACAAATAACGAAAAGAAATTATTAATAGATAATTATAATTTCATTAAAGAATTAAACCAAAGTAGTGCTTTGCCATTAACTTTCCAAGTATTATTATCAAATATACCAGATAACGTTAAAGCCGATATACATAATAGATTGGTTTCAGGACAAGCATCTATTTTAGGTGAAAATCAAAAATATCTAAATTGGGTTAAATCTGTTCTACAAATTCCTTTTTCTCTTACTACAAAATTACCCGATTTTTCAAATGATACAGCAAAAATTAATAATTATTTGTTGGAATGTCAAGAAAAATTTAATAAAGAAGTATACGGTCATGAAAAAATTAAAAATGAAATAATAACAATTATAGGTTCCTGGTTAAAATCTAAATCAACTAATAATTTCGGTAATGTTTTAGGTATTACAGGACCAGTAGGGGTTGGAAAAACAACATTAATTAAAGATGGTTTGGCAAAGGCTATAAATAAGCCATTTTATTTTATAAGTCTAGGTGGTACAAGTAATTCTTCTTTCCTCCAAGGTCATGGTTTTACATATGAAGGAAGTACATATGGTGAAATTGCAAGAGGTGTAATAGAAACAAAAACTATGGATCCAATATTTTATTTTGATGAATTAGATAAAATAGCAAATGATTCTAAAGGTGAGGAAATTATACATTCCTTAATACACTTGACAGATCCTTCACAGAATGAACAATTTAATGATAGGTATTTTCACGGAATTAATCTTGATTTATCAAAAGCCTTATATGTTTTTTCTTATAACAATCCTGAAAAAATTAATCCTATTTTAAGAGATAGAATTCATGAAATAACATTAACCGACTTTTCAATTAATGAGAAAACAGATATTTTATCTCAATATATTATACCCAAAATATGTAAAAATATGGATATCGATATTAATTCATTAGTAAATTTTGAAAGTAATGCACTCAAATATTTAGTAGAATTATGTGAGGATCAAAGTGGAATGCGTTTATTAAAACTTGTTATTGTACGATTATTAAGAATATTAAATTTAATTGATATATCGGAAAATGAATTTATTTTAAATATTGATAAAGATTTAATCAAAGAAAAGGAAGCACCCTTTACAATTGGAAAGGAAATAATTAAAGAACTAGTTAGTTGTACAAAAAATTCAACTGATACTCACCCTTCTGAAAAAGAATATTTAATGTATATGTAAATAAAAACGATTTTTTACTATATGATAATTGTCATATAATAAAATGAATTGGGAACAATTATTTAATAGTACAGGATTGAATCCATACGAAATATTAGATAATATACATAAAAAAAATACTATTATATATCCTCAATATAATAATACTTTTAAAGCTTTTGAATTATGCCCATTAGATAAATTAAAAGTTGTTATTATTGGCCAAGATTGTTATCATGGTCCAAATCAAGCTATAGGAGTTGCTTTTGGTGTAAATATAACTGAAAAAATACCTCCTTCTTTAAGAAATATACTAAAAGAAGTTAAAAATGATATTGGGAAATATAACACTAATATAGATTTATATCACTGGGCTAAACAAGGTGTTCTTCTATTGAATAGTGCTTTAACTGTCGAAGCAAAAAAACCAGGTAGTCATATGTCGGAATGGAAAGATTTTACTGATAAACTGGTAAAAGAAATTAGTTTATATAAAACAGGTATAGTTTTTTGTTTATGGGGAAATTATTCAAAAAGTAAAAGAATTTTGATAGAAAACCAGGATGAACATTTAATATTAACTGCGTCTCACCCCAGTCCACTTTCAGCAAATAAAGGAGGATGGTTTGGTAAAAAGCATTTTTCAATCATTAATAACTATTTAGATCAAGTACACGAGTTAAAAATAAATTGGTAATTTTTATTCATAAAATAATAAAAAGTTAATTATAGAGTAATAATTATAATACAAATGTCTTCCGAAGAGGAATGTTTAATATGTTTTGAAAATATTACTGATGATAATAAAGAAATTTTAGAATGTAACCATATATACCACAAAATTTGTGTTAGCAACTGGTATAAAGTTTCTACTCAAAAAGATTGCCCTTTGTGTAGATCCGTTATTACTACAATAAACGACAGTGATAACGATAGTGATAACGAGAATGATAACGAGAATGATACTAATAATAGTAATATTGCTAATAATAACAGATTTAATGAAATATTTTTTAGCTGTCAAAGAAAATCATTATTACTATTTATACCTGCTAATATATTTATATCAGTAGGTTCATATATTTCTAATATAAATACAAATATAAGTTTACCAAATATATTAATAGATTCTGTAGCTTATATAGGAACTTATACACTTGATGTTAATATTTTATATGTATACTTAATTTTATGGTTTTGCAAAACTATGTCAATATTAACTTATTGTACTTACGAACTTTATACTAAAAATAGTTTATTTACAAATAATGATTTAGATATAAATAATTTAGTTTTATTTTCAATATCAGAAATTATTAGTATGTCTATCTGTATTATAGTAAATGAATTAATCGCTAAAATAAATTATTATAGAAGAAATTATTTAAATAGTGTATAAATATTTTATACATGTACATGTATAAAATATTTTAGATTAATTTTAAAATAAGTAAATATCTTGTTTTCTTTATGTGAAAAAACAAGATAATAAGTAATTTCATAGAACCACCTTAGAGTACAGGGAAACCAAGGGCTCCTCCCGAGATACGAACAACATTGTTATTAACAGCGGTAACAACAAATTCGTATTTCTGTGCTTTGTTCTCATCGGCAGCGGCAAGCTTAGAACCCTCTGTTGCTTCAGGAACAATTGATACATTAGTGAGCTTACCGAAGTTAGTAGAACCCATAGGATCAAGGCACATGAAATCAAGGGAATAGGAGTACATGTGGTATCCAGTATTTTCTGGAATGCTTGGGGCGTGGAACCATGGATTGACGAGAGAAAAGTAATCCGAACCCATTTGGGCAAGACGGTTAGTATTCTCATAAATAAGAGAAGTCTGGAGGATAGGATCAGTAGAACCATCAGGAGTGAAATTCACCGTATTACGATCAGTAGTAAGGATTTCAGGAGAGAGGGTCATGTAGTTAGACCATTCTGATTTCCATGTGGTATTGCGAACAGAAAAGAAAAGAACCTTAATGGCGTGCGAGAAACGGACATCATAAGATGGCTGTGCGTTTGTGGCTGGAGCATAGGTCTGACGAGGAGCAGTCTGTACCTGTTCAATGAGAATATCACGAGGAGCACAAGCCATACGTTTACGCTCATCGTTAGAAACGATAGCGTAGTTAGCCCAGACTTGAGCTGTGCCAAGGACAGGAGCAGCAGCAATATCGGTACCAACATTAATATTAAGACGCTGTTCATTAACTTGTTCTTCAGTATCCGAGAGAATAAGAAGATCCTGCCACTCACGCATAGAGAAGTTAATACGCATTTCGTTATATGGGAGAGCAGCAGTAGGAAGAGCTACACCAGAATCGCGACCATAGAAGAATGGGAGTGGTAAATTGAGAGTAGCGGCACCAAGAGAAGATGATGGTTGTACGAGACCCGACACGTTACCAATCATGTTATTATAACCATCGCGTTTACTCTTGGGAACTGTGAAAGCAGCCCAGAAATCAAGGTGATAATTATCAAAACGAGCGGCAACAAGATCATTGAAAGTAATACAACATTCACGGATCATATTGTGCATTAAGTTACGAGTCCAACGAAGACGTTTATTTGCGTTGGCCCCACCCTCCCCCGGAAGAAGCTCAACAGAAGGGATCTGAACACGAAGCCAAGTATGAAGAAGATAATCACCAGCACGAGAAATGCTTACAGACCATTCCTGACCAAAAGCAGGGGAACCCGACGCACGAGAAAGCACAACAGGAACCTGGGAGAACCAGGTAGATTTTCTGGTTTCACGAACGAAATAAGCGGTTGCGTCAGGGCCACCATAGAGGTATTTCTCGATCTCGTCAAATGTAGCAAGATCGATGAAAGCTGAAGTTACATTGGAAGTACAAATAGATGCCATTGTTTATATTAGGACAAGATAAAAAAATAAAACTTTTTTTTATGTTAATTATTATAATTAAAACATAATTTTAAAATTATACTTTAAAGTATAATTTTAACTTATAATTTTTCTAATAATAATTATTAATTATTTATAATGAGTATATATATAAAATAATTATATTTAGACATAATAAGAATATTAATTATTATTTTTAATAATCTTATATTAATTTCTAAACTATTTTAAAACAATTAGATGAAAGAATAAAATATGTCTAATATAGATATTATTGCGATCGATAAACAAATTCGTGATAAATTTAATAAACAATATGAAAATATTTATATATATGAAAATAGATTATGCGAATTAAAGAAAACGCTACAAAATAATTCTTTATCAGAAAGAACTATAGGTGAATTAACGGAATCACAAGAAAAACTTTCTAAATATATAGAAGATACAAAAAATCATGTACAATATAATTTTTATATATTAGAAACTATTGATTTAATAGAGGAATACAAAAAAATACTAAATAAACCCATAAAACTAACTTTTATGGGTAAACCAACAAAGAATAATAAAGAAAAACAAGATATAATTGATAAATATGTTAATATAATAAAAGACTATGTTAAACTGGAAGAAAATAGTAAAAAACCTTCTCCAAAATATATATCATGTGTAAATTGTGATAATAAAAAAGACTTTGATATTATAGATCGTAGTATATATGTATGTACAAAATGTTTTGCTCAACAAACGGTATTAAAATACAATTCATCTTATAACGATATAGATCGTATTAATATATCATCTAAATATATGTACGATCGTAAAGTCCATTTTAGGGACTGTATTAAACAATATCAAGGTAAACAAAATAGTACAATACCAGAAAAAGTATATTTAGAACTAATTAATGAATTAGATAACCACCATATTTTACTAGATAATCCAAATAAAGAAATTCGCTTTAAGAATGTTACTAAAAATCATGTTTTATTATTTTTAAAAGAACTTGGTTACTCAAATCATTATGAAAATGTACATTTAATTCATTTTATGTTAACTGGTAAAAAACCACATGATATAAGTAGTTTAGAAGATAAATTATTAGATGATTTTGATATTTTAACGGAATTGTACGATAAAGAATATAAAGATATTAATCGTAAAAATTTTATCAATACACAATATGTATTATATCAATTACTAAGTAGACATAAGTATAAATGTAATAAGGAAGAATTTATAATTTTAAAAACAATAGATCGTAAATTTTTTCATGATGAAGTATGTCAACACCTATTTGAAAATCTTGGTTGGAACCATACACCTTTTTATTAATTTTATATAATCATTTTTAATATATTAAAAATGATTATATAAAATTATAGTTTATTTTTATAAAAATGTCTGTGCCTATTAGATATACAATTCATCAAAATGAAGAAAATATTAATTCACCAAGATATAATATATCTGACTTTATTCAATATATAACGTACGAAATAACCCCCGATGATCTAAACAGTATTTTTAATGAAACAATTATTAATAGACCTTATACATTAGATATTAAATCAAAAAAATACGAAAATATTAATAATATAGATTGTAAAGAATGTTCCATATGTTACGAAGAATTCAATAATGATTCTCTTGTTTCGATATTAAATTGTAACCACTTTTTCCATACAGAATGTATAAAAAAATGGGGAAATCGTAACAATACTTGCCCCATATGTAGAGAAAAAATACCATTAACAGAATAAAAAATATATTCTATAATTAAATGATATTAAAACTAAAAGAAATTTGGGATGAAAAAGGATTTGAAATAATATTATGTTTATGTATCGGTTTTATTCTTGTTTTTGGTATTTATCATTTGATAAAAAAACAGAAAGGAACATTTTCAAAAAGTAATTATTATACATATTTACCAGCAAAATCTTATAATTACCAAACACCTACAAAACAAACAAATAAACGTAAAGAAAGTAAAGGAGAAGCTGAATGTCGTAGGGTCTTACAAAATATTTTTAGAAAGCCATTTACATCTCAAAGACCTGATTTTTTACGTAATCCTGTCACAGGTGGTAAGTTTAACTTAGAATTAGATTGTTTTAATTCTGAATTAAGATTAGCAGTTGAATATAATGGTATTCAACACTATAAATATGAGCCATATTTTCACAGAAATAAGGATCATTTTATGACACAAAAATATAGAGATGATATGAAACGAAGAATTTGTAAAGAAAATAACATTAATTTAATAGAAGTACCTTATACTGTTAAAATCAATGATATATCCTCATTTATAATACAACATTGTAAAAAGCTAGGCTATAAATTTTAAAATAATTATAATATATCTAATAAATGAGTTTTAATTATTATCCTTATTGTTTCTATCAGTATAGAGATGAATCTACAAATACATACAAATCTTATTTATCTCTTTCTTCCAAAGAAACACCACAATGTTTTGGGATGGGAAATAGTTGGGTAAAAAAAGGTACATTTTATTCTATAAATCCTTCTCTTGCAAATAAACCAGACGGATTAAAAACTATTGCATTTTCACAAAATAAAGGTAGAAAAAATATCCAAGATGTAAGTATAATAGATAATATATTTTTGGATCAATATAAAGAAACTATAGATACCACTACTACTATAATTACTGCGTGGACAAAACCTTTACCTAATTTAACACCTTTATATTTACATTCTATACAAAATAATATATTTTTATCGTGGAATCCATTACCACCTCCTCTTGATAAAGATAGTGATATAACATCTAAAAAAGATAACCGTAATAAAGATTCAAAGACGTTTGAAATAATAATATCTCCTATATATGTTTTATCAACAGATGTTTTTGGTAATAATCCCAACAATATTAAATTTCAATGTATAGATAATAATATTATACCTTACACAAAAGATATTTCTAATTTATTTTACAAAACAAAATTCAAGCATGCTTTACCTATTAATCAGGCTATTTTAGAATGTAACCAAAATAATAATACTAAACCAGGTAACCTTTTAGATACTATTACAAAAAATACATTATCATTGAGAAAAAATACTTCTAATATAAATCCTGTAGTAATATCAATAATTATATCTGTATTTTTCTTATCAACAATATTATTAGTCTATTTAGTATTAAAATAAATTCATATTTCTAATTAGAAATATGAAAAAATTACCGTTTTCGTTGATTTCTTTTACCTTTTTCCTTTCCCCATTTAGATCTATCATTATTTAGTAATACTGGTGGAATACCTTTAGTATGTTCCTTTTTAGGTGATTGTTTTTCACCATCAGAATCAGTGTCATTTTCTGATTCTGACTCCGAACATGATTCTGATTCAGAATATGATTCAGAACTTGATTCTGTGTCATTATCAGTCAAATCTTCAGGGTCAATATCTTCATCATCAATATAATCTTCTATTTGACCATACCCCAATACATCGAAAGTTTTCTCCATCATTCTCATATTCTTATCTTTTTTCTTGAATCCTAAATCAATTTGTTTTAGTTTTCCATCAAATTTACGATGAAATTGGTAAGCATTTAATTCTAATTTAGTCATTTGTTTAGCGGTTTTTGCTGTTACAGTATGTTCTAAATCTAAATCAAAAACACTGAGATCATCTTCTACATACCAGTCCACCTTGTTTATTTGTTCTTCAAGATGTTTTAGATTATTTTCATTACCTTGTTTACGAATAAAATAATACCAACTCTCACATTCATGACCATTTGTTTCCATTAATGCTACATATTCTCCAACCATTATATGAGATGGTTCGGGAAAAGTATCTTCCTGGTCTTCATCATTACGTGTTTCTTGATTATCTGTCATTTTATTATGATAATTAAACCTTTTTAAGTTAAAATTATTATTTCTATTCTTCCCCTTCTGTTTCCACGTCTCCTACTTCTTCTCCATCTTCCACCTCACATTCAGTTTCAACTTCTTCGTAATTTTTGATAAAAGAAGTATCTAAAAAATCATTACTTAACTCTAGTAAAGAAGATTTAGTATTTACTGAAGGATTACAATTATGTTTTTTTATATTTAATATAAAATTAATATCACTACTTATCATTTTTACTCTACCTGCATGTATAGCTGCGAAATTTGCTTGTTGTAATAATTGTATTAATTGTTGTTCCATAAAGTATTGAATAGTTATAAATACTTCTTTACTAATTTTTATTTGTTCATTAGTATTTTTGTCTACAATTTTTCTAATTAGCTTTTCAAAAGGGTGCTTTGCGAAAGTTAATACATTACTACTTTTTTGTAATTTTTTAATTTCTCTAATAGAAACTGTACCTGGTCTATAACGATGTTTTTTCTTTTCTTCACTATCTTCATTATTACTATTTTGTGTCCTTTTACGGGGTTTCTTAACTAATAAATTAGGATGGATATAAGGTACAACTCCACCCCCTAAAAATGAAATCTTGTTCTCGTTAAAAAAATTATGTAGATCTGTATCATTTCTGACTCCCAATTCTAAATCTCTAACAGTAATACGAATATGTTTTTTATCCCTTGCTTGTGTAGACCCATTTTCTATTATCTCTGATGCTATATATTCTATAGCACCAGATAAAAATATAGGAGCATTTGAAGTAACCATTATTTTATTAAAACCAAAATTACGTAAAAATCTTTCTACAATAGACGGTGGAAAAACAATACATGATTTTTCTTGTCTACTCATACCTTTAACATTTTCAGAATTAGTTTTATTAGTAAATGATTCTAATACATTCTCAGCATGTTTAATAGAAGAAAGACTTAAATTTTCTGGTAATATAATTTTAAGGGTATTTCTAATTTCTTTCTCGGAAATAGTTTTTTTACCTGCAAGAATACTTAACTCATAAGCTTTATTTGATATAATTTTTGATACAAAACATAAAACACTATTAAATTGTTGTTTAGCATTATTTGTAATACCATTTGTTTCTGAAATATTTTTTACTATTTTAGGTATGTATATTTCAAAGAATCTACTTTTTTTCTTTTTACTATTTGTTTTACTCACGCCAGTCATTTGATTTATTGTTTTATTTATTGTTTTTAAGTCATTAAAATACAAATAAATGATTTTAATGACTTAAAAACAATAAATTTAATTACAAAATGGAATTTATTACTAAACCTTCGATTACACGAATTGCACGTAAAGCTGGTGTTAAAAGTATCTCTGATGATTGTTATCCTACTATTTATAATATAGTAGATGAACTATTAAATGATATTGTAAAAACGTCTATCATCGTAAATAACGAACAGAATACAAAAACATTAATGGTTGATGATGTTTATAAATCATTTATTTTAAATGGTTATAATGTAGCAAGAAGCTCTGATCTTGCTAATACGTCTAATAAGTAAAATGATTAAATTTCTCCCAATAAATAATTTTATTCATTTTGATTACGTTTACCCGTAATATTGTAATATGTTTGATAATATATATTACAATATAATTATTACTTACAACAAGGACAATTTATAATTTTAGGTGCATAATTAATACAAACAGGACAAATCATATCTTCTTCACGATCTTCACAAAGTTTAGCCAATGTAAACATATCAGAACCATTTGTTTCCAAAACCATTGGAATTTTTAAAAGTTTACATTTATCTAATAAGTAAATAAGAGAATCAAAACTTTCACCCCAAATATAGCCTGTACCAAGACATGCATGTCTATCTTTTTTAGATCCTAAAGGTACTTCACTATCATTAAGATGTAAAAGTTTAAAATTTTCTAAACCAATTATAGAACTAAATTCGTTAAACATTCGATCAATTTCACTTATTTTACTAATATCATAATCACCTTGCCCCCAAATATGAGCTGTATCTACACAAACACCTACGTGTTGACGTTTATCTTCTTCTATATTATCCAAAATTACCTTTATTTCTTCAAAATTTCTACATAATTTATTTCCTTCTCCTGCACAGTTTTCTAAAAGAACCATTGATCCTTTGGAAAAATTAACTTTATTCATTGATTTTGCTACTGTAAGATGTCCTGCTTTGCGATCAGGATATGATCCTGGATGAATAACAACACCATGACCAATTTGAGATAATATATTTAGTTCATATTCAAGTTCTTTTAAAATAGTAGAAAGAAATCCATCAACTGCTTTATTTCCATTCCATGCTAATCCATCTTTTCCTGATTTACCAGCAAAATTAGCTATATAGGGAAAATGTGAATAAATAAACATTGGAAATTTACGAGTAAAATTTTGCGTCTCTTTAATATCTTTATCTGTTATTCTTTGTCTCTTACAAGATTGAGGATTCCCCATAAAAAATTGTATAGTATACATTCCACAATTAATACCTTCTTTAACAGTAGGTGTTATTGTTTGAGCAAATTTTATATGAGCACCTATATTCCAATCAATTGTGTAAATATCAGTCATAGTTATATTTATTTTAAGATTTATAATATAAATTCAAAATTAATATTAATTAACTATTTTTAAATTACAATAGTCTTCATTAATTATTACTAAAATACTTATATATTATAATACAATATATAAGTATTTAAAGTTGTCTATCTTCAATGTAAAAATGCCCAAGAGACAAGAATTACAAGTCATAAAGGTTCCTTTAAAAGGATCTATACTTAGTAAACCACAAGTTTTTCCTCGAATGCCGCGCTTATATTTAGAATTAATTGAAAATAAGGAAAAAATTAAACAAGATTTAATTAATGTTGAATATAGTCCTAAATCTCTTCCAGAACAAAATGATACCAATAATGATACAAATAATTATGATTCATCTACACCATCTCCCAGTCCAGCTACTAAAAAATTTGAAAATAGACTGGATATGCTTTTACGAGATGATAGTGCATCAGATGTTTCAGATAATGATTCAGAAATATCAGGAAATGATAGCAGTTCCCGTTCTGAAGTATCTTCTATCACAGATTTATCAATAGAAGAACAGAAACAAGAAAAAGATGACGATAACTTATCAGACAGATTAAATGAATTACTAAATGATGATTCGGGATCAGAAAGCAGTACCCCTGTAAGGAAAAAGACAAAAAAATCCAGTAGTTCCGATAAATATAGTCGACATAGAGATAAATTTGGTCATAGTATAAATAATAATATTAATAACCCACCAACATTAGCGGAATTAGAAGCAAATGGTGGTTATATTCCAAAAAGAGAACTTCGTGATATTAACCAAACTAATCCACAAAAAGAACAACAAGAAGAAGATTCTAAAAGAGAAATATTATTCAAATTTGATTTGTTACGTAAATCATATCCTGTTGCAACTATTCCAGAATATAGTGTACATACTGAATTATCTACTTTAGAAAAGTCTTATAATGATTGTGTAAGAAGATTATCACTGGATTCTACCGTGGAAAATTATAAAACATATCTAGTATATGGTTTTATGGGATGTGAATTTATTTTTGGTAACTTTTTAGGTTTTGATATGCAAGGTTTTACACAACAACAGATTATTTCTATGCATTCTTATGAAAAACTATTAATTGAATTAGGTGAAAAAAGTTATGTACCCACTGGTTCTAACTGGCCTGTTGAACTAAGATTACTCTTTATGATTATTATGAATGCAGCATTCTTCGTAATATCCAAAATGATGATGAAGAAAACAGGTGCTAATTTAATGGGTATGATTAATACTATGTCCACACAAACACAGGGAACACCTAATACATCAGCTCCTAAGAGAAAAATGAGAGGACCTGACATTGGTTTGGGTGATCTACCAGAACTCTAATTTAAAAATGAATTATTTATATATTATTTAGTAAATAATATATACAATGTTTTCTTTTCAATTTGCGTCTGATTTACACATTGAAATATATAATAATAATATTAACCCGTTAGATTATATTACACCAACAGCAGATATTTTAATTCTGGCAGGTGATATTGGATCTCTTTATAAAGTTGATCAAATATATAATTTTATCAATGATTTATCTGAATATTTCAAATATATTCTATATGTCCCTGGTAATCATGAATATTATATGATAAATAATTATTCAAGTGTTAACATGAATATGTTAAAAAATAGATTGAAACAATTATCTCTAAAAATTAATAACTTAATAATATTGGATAAAAATAGTGTTATTATTGACGATGTATGTATTGCTGGATGTACTTTATGGTCTAATCCTGAATGTAACATACCAAAATTTATTGTTAAAATTAAAGGAATAAATACTGATATTTATAAGAAATATCACCAAGATGATCTAAATTATATCAACAAGATGGTAAAATACTGTGAAGAAAAAAAATATAAGTTAATTATGGTTACTCATTATCCACCTACTTATAAAGTTTTGTCAAATACAAAAAAAAGTCAAAAGTTCATATCTCTCTACGTTAATAATATGGATAATATTTTAGACGAAAAGAAAGTAAATACCTGGATATGTGGACATGTACATAGTAATTTTGATTTTATTTCAGAAAATAATTGTAGAATTGTTAGTAATCAAAAAGGTAAACCAAAAGATAAAATACATGATTATCAAAAAAAATTTATGCTTGAATTTTAAATTTTGTTTATAAAATATTCTAAAAATAAACAAAATTATAAAAAAATTAGTTAATAAATAAATGCCTGAATCAACAAAAGATTTAAGAGAAAAAAAATTTACTGCATTAAAAAAAATAGCTAGTAAATACAAGGATTACATGCCATCTGGATACAGTAAATTAAAAGCATCAGAAAAAGAAGAATTAGTTAAAATGATTGTCAAAGCATCTAGAAAAGCAGAAAATAAAAAGGTATCAACACCTGAAAAAGAAAATCCTAAAAAAAGTTCAGAACAACTTGATTGTGATATCCCAATGAATAAATGTGAAAAAGGAAGTATGTATAAAAAAGCTGATATTGAAAAATTAGCTAAAAAATGTGGTCTTACAGGTGATGATTTAAAAGGTACCAGAAAAAAATTATGTGAAAGAATTACAGCTGCGTTAGGGGAGAAAAAACCAAGTTCTGAAAAAGAAGAAGACCCCCTTTCTAAACCATCCTCTAAAGAGACAGTAAGTAAAGAAGATATTCCTGATAAAGAAGATACAGAAGTTGACTGTTACGGAGGAAAAACAAAGGAAGAACTCATGAAAATGACTGCTGGAGATCTAAAAGATATGTTACTTAAAGCTAAAATTAGCCCTATACCACAATCTAAAGCAGGTAAAGTAGAGTTCTTATGCGCAGCAGGGAAAGACAAAAGATGTGATCCCGAAAATGATAAATTTTGTGAGGATGAAGAACATTGTGACCTTGCAGCAAAATTGTGTGTTACTAAAGACCATCGTAAATTAGAAGAAATGACTTATAATGGTAAGAAAATAAGTGGTACTAAAACAGCTCTTAAGAAACTCAAGGCTATGTTAGAAAGTTCTAAAGATACACCAAAATCAGACGTAAAGCCTTCTGATAAAGAAGATACAGAAGTTGACTGTTACGGAGGAAAAACAAAGGAAGAACTCATGAAAATGACTGCTGGAGATCTAAAAGATATGTTAGTTAAAGCTAAAATTAGCCCTATACCACAATCTAAAGCAGGTAAAGTAGAGTTCTTATGCGCAGCAGGGAAAGACAAAAGATGTGATCCCGAAAATGATAAATTTTGTGAGGATGAAGAACATTGTGA